CAGAGGTCATGTGCTGCTCTGTTTTCTCAGACATACCATGATTAGCACTAAACAACATCTTGGCAATCTGGGCGTTGTACTCGCCGTTCAAGGAGCCATTCATAAGGGCCAGCTTCTGCTGGGTTTTAACTCTCTCTAATGCCGCAGAGAATTCATCATGTTTGTTTCCCCAATCATTAATAGTGGTTACGTTAGTCCCTAATAGGATAGCCAGCCTCTCTATGGTTGGTATAGCATCACCTAGCTCCATCCATCCTCCATCAGCGTAGTCAAATGCTTGTTCAACGTATTCTTCTAGATAGCTGCTGGGTCTGCCTCTTGGCAATTTATCTGCTGTGTAAGTCATCTTCGCCTCACAATTGAGTTTTCATTTTCTACATCGCTAAAGCTTATGCCGTACCCTTGTGTTTCCAGAATACGAATCAGCTTAACTATTTGCTCAAACAGGACTGGGTTTTCTGTTGGATAGCCATTCTCATCCAGAAGGTATTTTATTTCTTCTCTTGTCAGGGGTGCGATGTCCATTACTGGATTCTACGCTCTTTTGTTTAGATTTGAAAATCTTATCCCATGATTCTGAGAATTGCCGAGATGATACCTGTCTTGGCCTTTGCAAGCTGCCTTTGCTCATACTCCCTCCTGGTTCTTTGTGATAAAGACACATCCCAAGCTGGCTCGTTTTCATGACCTCTGTGCTTGTATGCCTTTTGATTCTGCTCTTTCTGGTAAGCTGATTTGCATTCAATACATTTTAGCTGGTTATGCCGCCAGCGTTCACTGTCTGGCTTTTCTTCATAGCAGCTTGTGCAAACAAATGAATTCATATAGATAACAAAACCATAATTATCATGGATAGCAAAATAACCATTCCTGCCCATGCTTCAAATTTTTGTTCTTCAGGTGTTTTGTTTTTCATGTTGTCACCTTTTGTTGATAATCTGGAGCATCCTTGCCCCATTTACCACTTGGAGTAGTTCTCAAAAAATTCCTTTCAAGCTGCCGGCAATTTCATCGATATATCTACTTTCCTTTGCCAAATCCATCGGGTCAGGCTTGTTAGTGCCATCCCACATACTCCAAATTATATCAGCATCTTGCTCAACAAAATACATGGCATACCTGTTACATGCATCTTGCAATCTCAACTTTCCCTGATCTCCGGGATTATTAAAAACAACGAAGTTGAGCAAGTCATCTGACAGCAAGTCATCGCCATTGATTACCTCGCTCAAAAAATCACCAGCACCCATTTCATTTTTCAGGTGCTGCCAGACCAAGAATAACGCTTTGTCGCTAGGGTCGAACTCACCATACCTGATAAATTCGTTTAAATTATTTTCATAAATATTTTTTAAGCTCATAGTACCCATCCCATAAATGTGTAAAAAATTATTCCGGTCAGCATTATTATGCTGCCAGTAGCATATGCCAGTTCTGATATATAGTGTTTTTGCTTTTTGGTAAGTTTCATGTTTATCTCCCGAACAAAGGGTTGTCAAAATCTTCAGCATCAAAGCCAATGTGTGCGCTCTCATAACATACATAGTTATTGATCAACCACTGTCCCCAAGGTGATCCAGCTACAGCTCTTAAAACTTCTGCTGCTGGGAGGTTAGAGATTTTAACTAACTGCTCTATAGTTAAATCTCCGTTGTTACATGCTATCTCTTTAATTTCTTGGTGTGTCATTTTCTCTCTCCTGATGCACATCCTTGTGCTGGTTTGGTTAGTAAGTGTTATGTATAGTTTGTAGAGCGGTCACGATTGGGTTGTTTGACCCTCTGGATATATCGCAGAACTCTGCGTACCAGCAATTATTTTCTATGTTATAAACAGTTATGGTATCAATAACGTGTTGGCCATCTGCAACAGTTACTTTAGCGTAAGAACCAACACCATCTTCTTCAATTATTTTATAAGTTCCGTTGAAGTCAGAATTTTTTACTTTAAATGATCTTGCTTTAATCACTACAGTTTCTTCTCTACCTGACCAGTCTGATCTGTTGTAAGTAAGTTCGTTCATGTCTTTATCTCCAAGTTTTGGTCAGCACCTTGCTAACCATGTGTACATATTACCATATTGAATGATGTTTGCAACACTTTTGTTTAACTATTTTTAACTATTTTTAGTTATTTTCGTGTTAGTTCTTTGGCTTTTCTCCGTTTTGCATATTTAATCAATGCAGCATCAGCCCAGGCTTTAGCTTCTGGCAGCACTGGTTGGCTGGTGTTGATGTCAATTGACCTCGGCCATATCCCAAATCTTTCTTTGTATTTCCAGGCAGCCCAGCCATCTCGGAATCCCCAATCTCTACTGAGCTTTAGAAGGCTTGAATAGAACTTGCCCATATATTCCCTATCCTCTGGCGTTGCCTTCTTGCCGCTAATCCTGACAAGCATCTCTTGGGTGCTAGTAAGCTCTTTCTTGATTTCAAACTCGAAACCACATACGCACTTGATGCCAGTCATTATTCGGTGACACTCTGGGCATTCGTTAGGCTCTTTTTCTTTTTTCTCTTTTAGTTGGTTCTTCTCAACAAATTTCTTCTCATTGGTACTCAGCTCGCTTGGGACCATCCATTCAACCAGCCCATGCCTTTTCCCAACATTGCCTGAGTGATCTAAGTAGACTGCGTATTCTTTGCCAGGAGCTATGCGCATTATTCTCCCGGCGCGTTGCTGGAACTGAATTTTTGAAAAAGTGGGTGTGCAATCTATCATGCATGAGGTAGTAGGTGAATCGAAACCGGCAGTCAGTAGTTGTGAGCAAGACAATATTTTAATCTTGCCCTCATCATGCTGCTTATAAAGTTTCAGCCTCCTAGAGATATCTGTATATCCATCAATGTGTGCAGCAGGTATGCCATTCGCCTTGAACATTTTTACAAGGTACTTGGAGTGAGCGATACTTGGAGAAAAAGCAATAGTCTGGCGGTTCTCTCCATACTTTATCCAATTCTCAATGATTGAGCCTGTCAGCATATCCTTGTTTTCATCTGTCCTCTTCTCCAGATGTTTGGGGTCAAAGTCAGAGCCACCAGTTTTGATACTTCTTGTCCTTAGAGCTGCCGTATTGATGTGCTTACCGCCATAATAGATAATTGGTGTCAGGTAGCCTTGCTCAAGCAGCTCCTCTGTAGTGGCAGGAATTAACAGGTCATCATAAGTTAGCCCCAATCCTTTACTATAAGGCGTAGCTGATAGGCCAATAATTTTAGCCTTTGGATATGTGTCAAGAATCTTCTGCACACCCTTATAAACAGTGTGGCATTCATCGACAATGATTAGATGCGGGTCAGGGTCATAGCCATTTTTCATGCGTATCGAAAGGGTTTGAGCCGAAGCAACTTGGATAGGTGCGGCGTAGTCAGTATCAGGGTGGTCGCTCTGCAACACTCCGGTCCAGATGTCCCAATCTCGAAAAGCATCAAGCGTCTGGTCCACAAGCTTTATCCTGTCGCAAATAAAAAGCCCTCGGTTGCCCTTGTCTTGACAGCCTTTCATAAGGTATGCGGCTAGGTGAGTCTTTCCAAATGCGCATGGAGCTGCAACTATTGGGCGTTTATGGCCAGACTGGAAAGATGCCTTGAGCATCTCAACAGCCTTTTCCTGGTGAGGTCTAAGCTTCATAGCATACCAACCTGAGCAATAATTAGTTCGGACCAAGTAACGCCTTTCTGAGCATACTTGTCGAGCATAGATTTTATGTACTCAGTGCCTTGTGTTTTATCGAATATTGAGCTTATTGAAACGTATTCCATCATCGCCAGCTTGTCCTCGTAGCTTGCCGGCTTCAGAAGTCGGTCATAGGTCTGTTGGAATTTTTCGCTGTCTCTGCGGAGTATTGGTACGCCAATGGTTAGCTTACATTCATTCCTAGCATGATCCCCATCACCACCATATAACTGCTTTGCAATAATGTCGTACATCAGATAAAACAACCGATTCTGCGGAATAGTTCTGTGAGCCGGTAATAGCTCAACCACAAATGGCTTCTTTTGCTCTTTCAAAGCGTCAATCAGAAAGTTTAGGCTTTCTTCGTTTTTTACTGTCCACGTTTGCATCTTCATCTCCAGAAATTTTTGTTGCATCTGGATTAAGCCTGCTCCGCCAAGTCATCTCTGTTTCCCCAGTGGGCAAGGAAGTAATCTTCCCGCCCTTGTTGAGATAAGCCGCAATGTCGGCAGCAAGCTGGTCCAAATGTTTTTGTTTTTTAGCGGTCAAGTTCAAGCATCTCTTGGAGTGGTATCTCGAAGAAGTCGGCTAGGCTGATTGCGGTATTGATCTTGCAATCTGTGTTGTTCCGAAACCTCGACACCTGCTGGGGAGTAGTCCCCAGGCCATCACCTATCTGCTTGTTAGTATATCTGCGCATAGCCTGTGCTGCCCTGACGCATTTACCAAAATCTACATTAGAATGGGGCATCATCAAAATCCTCTCCTGGTGCTGGCTGGTTTTTTGGCGCATCTTTTGGTGTCACTCTGAAAGATAGTGCTGGTGCTTTCGGGTTTTCCTTGTCACCACGCCAAGCTGAAAACCAATAATCTTTGCCATCAACTGTTATCGCGCCAGTATAATCTGGATGCTTGTCTGTTGTTTTTCGATCATTTTTCCAAATTGCGCCTTGGTTGTTGTTATCATAGTTCATCTTCATTTTCCTCTATTGTGAATAATTTTTTTAATTCGATTCCGCAGTCTTTCGATAGGAACCAGTTAGTTTTTTCTTGTGCATCTAACGCATCACGCCATCCTTGCAGATAAATCTGCTTGACATCCCTGCTCTCGCTATCAAAATCCTTGCCATAAGTTTCTTGATATTTTGTTTTGACAATACTCATACTTTGTACTCTTTTGCCAGCTTCTCAACTTTCTGCACCATGTCGTAGGTTAGTGAGCCAAGTTTTGCGATGTAATCTTCATCTCGCTCCACCTTAATCAGCAATGGAACTCCAAAGTCTGGGTGAAAAGCATAGAAGTAGGCGTGGTCAGCTTCAGTAATCCATAACTGCCCTTGCACTTGAGGCTTATACTTTGGTGGCAGTATCCCATCCCTAAGATACTCCACCATAGTATTTGCCATCGGGCATTTTATTTCAAGGACAGCTACCTTTCCATCTGGCAGGTCAATAATCCCATCTGGTGATGCTCCCACCTCCAACTTATCGTGCTTGCAAAAACCAATCTCGCTGACAGAATAGTCAGTGATGAATTCAAAGTTTTCCCTAGCCATTGGCTCCAGCTCAGTACCTCGCTTCATAGCCTCAGTCTCATGAACGTAGGCTTGCTGCTGCGTAACCTTCTCGGCTACCAGCTCGTTGATATAGCCATCAACCTGCTTAGATGCCTGTCCTGTTGGTGTTATTATTTTATGGAACTGTGATGCAGATGGTACGCCAAGTCTTTCAGCGTACCATTCTGGGCTTCTTTGCTCATGCTTACTAATACGCATTAAGGTTGCCTCCCGTGATTCGGATAATAGCCGTATTTGCTTTCTGCGGATTTTCTAGCACAACAAGCTTCAAAGAAATCGTCAAAACATCCTAAATGAACTTTCTTACCGCTTATACCTATACACGCGATCCATCCAAGACTTTTATACTTCGATACACCTGCAACGCCAGAAGTATTATTTTTATGCAATTTAGAATTTTTTAAATTTTCTTCGTGAGATACTGCTCGTAGATTGCCTATTTTGTTATTAGCTGGATTGCCATCAATGTGGTCAATATCATTTGGTGGAAATTTTCCATGTACATAAGCCCAAACCAAACGGTGAATAAAATAGTTTTTGCTTTTGTATCCTAACCTTCTATAACCATTCTTATCATAAGAACCAGCAACAACGCCGATGCCAACTTTCTTGCATGGTTTAATCTTCCAAATCAATTCCCCTGTTTCTTCATTGTAATCAAAGGCTTCCCGAACTTCGTCAACAGTAATATCTTTATACCTGAGCATTGGCCTTCTCCTTCTTCATTTCTATCATCTGCAAAGCGCGAACATATTCAGGATCGGTAAACTCCTCAAGCGATTCTTTCTTAAATGCTTTTAGAAATTTATCAATGTCTGAATCCGATTCTTCAAGTGCATCGTATAAGCTATCTACCTGTGGCTGAGTTATCACCTTTGGTGCTTCCTGCTTTACATCAATAGTATCTTCACCAGCATAAATGTAATGCCCTAATCCAAATAATGCTAAACACTTGACCAAGCATCTCATCTTGGCTGTGTTGATAGCAAAAGCATCAGGGTTAGGAATAGCTTTATTTCTGAAGTCCATTACCGGCAACCACATTAGCCTGGTTGTCTTGTTGATAGAAACCTGACAAAAAACAGTCATTGAACCATTCGTATGAGTTTCCGGCTCTAGAAATTCATAAGTCGCATCTGGGTAATTTTCCATTAGGATTCCCCAAGCCCACGCCCATGACAGGTAAGACAGGTTATTTTTTTTCTCTATGTGATCTGAAACATCAATTTTAGATAGGGTTTGCCAAATATCGGCGGAAGTAGGATTACTCATCTTTGTCTCCATTTTTATTAGTTAAGATGCAAGCGTAAACTAATTCGATTAAGATTGCAAACTTTTTTGATTGGATTAAAAAAGCCCCTGCTAGTGGGAGGCTAACAAGGGCTTTACTTTGTTGGAGACAAAGCCATGCTAAGGGAGAACATGGAAATCAAAGTATGCACTAACACAGACTGTTCCGCAAATTATTTTAACGGGTATTTTTTCAAAGCAAAAAAAATATTTTATTTTTTTGTAATATTTCAGTATGATAAGTGCCTCTTGGGAGTTAGTGATATTTTCAGCAATCCTCAACGATTAGCAACTCACCAAGAAAAGTGTGGCAAAGCCTGACTTCCTCACGGCTAATGTCTAGCTATAGAC